TTGGATTATTCCAGAGAATCATACCACCTCTTGGTCCTCTCAAAGTTTTATGTGTAGTACTTGTAACTACATCTGCATACGGCAGAGGGCTTGGGTATCTTTTTGCTGCAACTAACCCACTATAGTGTGCCATATCGCATAAAAGAAAAGCATCTGCTGTTTCTGCAATGTCTTTAAACTTTGCCCAATCTATATGTCGAGAGTAAGCACTTGCTCCTGCCACAATCATATCTACATTCTGCTCTAGCGCAACCTTCTCTACTTGAGCATAGTCTATGTAGCCATATTTATCTACTCCATAGGAGTATGCTTTGTAAACTTTACCACTCAATGTAGGCTTTGCTCCGTGACTTAAATGTCCTCCACTTGCAAGATCCATTCCAAGAATTTTAGCTCCGGGCTTCAAAAAAGCCTGATAGACTGCTGTATTTGCATTGACCCCGCTATGAGGTTGAACATTTGAGTAAGAACACTCATAGAGGTTTTGTACTAATTCTTGAGCGTATCTTTCCATAGCATCCATATACTCACAACCATTATAGTAACGAGCACCAGGATATCCTTCAGCATATTTATTTGTAAATACACTACCACAAAGTTCTCTCACTTCTTCACTTGCAAAGTTTTCACTTGCAATAAGCTCTATTTGATTGCTTTGTCTATCTTCTTCATTAAAAAGAATTATTTGTAATTTTTCATCTACCATTCTAGACCGCTTACATTTCCTTGTTTTACTACCTCTATCTTATGTAATAATGGATGAGTCCATCCATGAGATACTACATAAGTATTTAGATCTTCTTGAAGCAATACTTCTACTAGCTTCTCTCTACCACTCTCATCAAGTACATTTATTACTTCATCAAGAAATAATATATTGATTCGAGACTTTGATATACTACTCATTAGTTTACGAATAGCAATTAAAGTAGCTGTATTTACTCTTGCCAACTCTCCAGAAGAAAGAGCAAGTATATCTACTATACTCTCATTATCAGTAATCTGTACATTCAATTTATCATTTGATACAATAAATTCAAGTGTAAAACGCCCGTCTGACAGTTCCGCCAGATAAGTATTTGTTAGTTCTTCTAACTCTTTTACTAAATTTTCTATTTTGTAGGCAAGAAGTCCGTTCGTACTAAAAGCTTTCTTTAGAGTTTCTAAGTTAGCATCTAACTCTGTTACTTCTTTGAGAGTTTCTGATGCTTTATTTAATTTTTTTATAAACCCGTCTGTTTGAGCTTCTATTATTTCTATTCGTGTATTTTCCCTCGTACGCTTTTCATTCTCCATTGCGATTCGAGATATTTCTTTCTTTGCAGCATGTAATTCGTTTTGAAGACTGGCCAAACGATCTTCCAACTGTTCTTTATCCAAAATAGCCGTTGGTAGATTAGTGTCAATTGACCTATACAGGTCTTCCCAATCTTTTTGAAGTTTACTTTTTCTATCGAATTGAGTATTATTTCTACGAATCTCTGCAATTTTCTTCGTATTCCCATCTATTTTCTCTGTGATAAAAGAAATTGTTTTCTTTTCTTCATTGATAAGACTTTCTTTAAAGTCAGCATCAACCTTTTGTTCACAAGTAGGACAAACATCATCCAGTCTTTCTAGTTTCTGTAACATTCGTTCAGAAGCTTTGATACCTGCTTCAAGCTGTCCAAGTTCTTTTTGAAACTCATCAGGAGATACTTTCTCAGTAGCAGTAATACTATTTACTTCATCAAGGCTGATACCAGCCAGCATTTCTTTATACTGATTATTCCTTAGAATTTTTTTATTTTTTTCGGAAATATTTTCAAGTTCTATTGAGAGTGAACGGAACTCTTTCTCTTCTTTATCCGTATTTATTTCTAAATCTAACATAGGTAGTATGTCAGTACTCTCTAATTTATTTGTACTTAACCATTTTTCAACAGTTGCAATTTCCGAGGTCACTTCAATCATTTTGTTTGAAGCAGTCCGTGCAGCTTCCTTAAATACTTCGAAAAGCTGAACATAGTCATCAAGATGTAACAGATCAATAAGAAACTTTTTTCTATTGGTATCTGTTGCAGTTAAAAACTGTAAACTTGCATTTGTACTCTGATATACAAGCTGTGAAAAGGTTTTGAAATCAATACCTATTATCTCTTGAATAGTCTTGTAAGTGTTGGTAGCTGTATGACTGGAGATATCCTCTCCATTCTTTGTAAGTTTTACTTTAATGCTACTACTTCTTTTTACATCAACTATATACTCATTTCCATCTTTTTCAAATATTAGCCAAATAGTATAACCATTACTCATGTACCTATTTGGTATATCTGCTTTCTTTATACCTTTTGAGTTTTTATTGTATAAAGCTTCTTCAATAATTAACGGTATGGATGATTTACCCATACCGTTAGTGCCAATAATCTGTGTGACTGTATCAGTATCAAGTCTCAGATTATTGTTTGGTCCGTAGCTGAAACAATTATCCCAACTGAGTTGTTTGAGCGTAATCATTATACGTTCCTAAAATGTCAAATATTTTATCTTCTGGAAGCTCTAGAATATAAGTTAAGTACTCTACTAGCTCATCTTCAAGTGTCATATCTTTCTGTAACACTAGTGTGGCTTCAGTACTTCTCTTTACTACTTTTTTATCTAAAAGCTCTGAGTTTTCTACTGCTGCAAGCTCTTGTATGTTTCCTTCTATCTCATAGATTGTATGATGATAGGTTGTAGGAACCATCTCTGCTGGATCTGTGACTGTTTTTCGTATCAGTTGTGGCAAAGTAAAAGGCCACCAGTTCCAAGACCAATCCTTGGGGTCTATAAGTAAATATCCTGTTTCAACTTCTTGTCTGTGAAAAGATGTAGTCATAGGACTACCAGGATATACTATATTTCTTTGAGTATTACTATGTGCGTGTAAGTCTCCTGCAAATACTACAGGAAACGGATCAAATCGAGATAAGTCTACCTCTGGAGTTACGTGCGGGGGTATTTCACCCCGCACATGAGTAAAAATAGGCATAGAGGTATCAAAGTGCTCTATGCTTCCTTTTCTGTGTAACTCTGCATAAGGCAGGACACTAAAGCCCATATCCTCATCCACATAAGAAATATCAACTATATTCACGAGAGGATTTATATCTCGTGATGCTTGCTTTAGTTGAGAGAAAAAAGTACGATTTTTACGAGTAGCTTCATGGTTACCATCAAAGATAAGAGTTGGTTTCTTTACATTTCTGAGAAAAGAAAAGTAGAGAGCCAACTCCTCCATATTTGGAATACGGTCAAAGAGGTCTCCACCAATAATGTGCATATCACAAGTCTTTGCTTGATAATGTACTTGGTCAAAAAACTCTTGGTATCTTTTTTTCGCCCAATCAACTGGGACATTCTTTTGTCCCAGTTTTATGTGCCAATCCGCTGTAAATAAAATCACGCTATTTTAAACTCGTCTTCAATAGTTTCGTCAATTTCTTCAGAACCCGCATCACGAATACGGTCTAATAACTCTTTTTGAGCATCAGCAGTAGGACGAGGCATAACTTCATCCATAGACTTAAGATCAGAAACTAACTCAAGTTCAGTATCATTCAACTCACGAGTTTTACACTTGAGTGCTTGCAGTTGGTACTCTACATTGTAGGGAAGAGGACCAGTCTTTACACGCTTGAATTGAACATCCCAACCTGTTACAAAGTCAGTTGGGTCGCCTAAGTCTTCTGCTGCGGTAATAATTTGTTCCCACAACTTCTTTTTAAGATTTACAACTTTGACTTGACCACTGTCAATACATTGAGTTGCATAGCTCCAACCACACTTGAGGTCGGGATAGTATTCACGAACCCAATCTTTTTCCATGTTGTTAAAAGCTTCTTTGTTTCTGTCAAAAGACAAACACTCTAGTGGAATGTTTTTGTCATTTTCACCTTTTACCCAGTAAACATACCGAGCAAGAATATCTCCGACAAGTCGGAAACTGTTGTCACCATCTACATATTGAAAGCTGGTAATGCTTGATTTTTGAGCAGCACCTTTGTGCTGGTTGAATTGAATAGCCATTAATGGATCTCCTCTGGTTTGACTTCTTCATAGAGAAAACGAACTTGTTCATCTTCATCTACTGAAAGTAGCCTGTTTGTTTCTATTATTAAATGTGGATCAGATCCTATTCCTGGAACAAGAATAGAATCTAATGTTACCGTTTTTAGTGCTTCATACTCTGCATGTGAGCGTAAGCTACACAAGGCAATATACTGGGCAATTTCACGATATGTGTACTTATGAGAGTGGTACAGAAGAATGTCGGGGTGAAGCATGAAACTTTCCCCGGAAAAGTCTATCTGAGAATATTTGTATATCTTATCCCATTTATTTTGGGGGACTTGTTTTTCAACAAGCATACGAAAGATACGAACGGTGTTTACCACCTTTCCTTCCGCATGAACACAGATTTTCTGCCAGTCAAATAAGAACATATATTATACTAAAAAATAACCATTATGTCAAGAACTATTTTTTTATAGTTGTTTGATTTCATATCCCTGTTTCATGTAGTGACCAATGCGATTTGATGCTTGTCTCTTCGCAGTATTCCCTTTTAGGTGAATGTCAACAATCACAGGATCCCTTTTGTTCTCTTCTTTCCGTATAACTCTACCAATTAACTGTGTTAAGAGTGGTTCATTATTTACTGGAGTTCCAAGAATGAGACAACTCAGATTGTTTACTGAGATGCCTTCCGAAAAGATAGCTTGAGTTCCGAAAAGAATATTCTTTTTGCCGTTTCTCACAGCAGACAGGTACTCTTCTCTTTCCTCATGCGCTACCTCACCCGTAATACATATAGCATCTTCGCCTGCCAGTTCGGCGCAAGCTTTCAGAAAATGTACACGGTCACTTACGACCAAAACTACATGGCCTTTTGCGGCGTAGGCCGCTGCAGCCATAGCAATGGTGTGTCTATACTCATTATCATTTGCGAGTTTTGTTACTCTGTTTGCCCAAGGTATTCTAGCCCCGTCCATGAATCGTATTTCTGAACGAATAACGTGAACACTTGGCATCATAAAGTTTTCTTTCGGGGGCTTAAAGACATTATGTCCAAAATAGTCTCGAAAGACTACATGTTTGCCGTCCTTTCTCTCTATTGTGCCTGATAGACCTATCTTATATCTTGCATAGTTTGAGTCTATTATTTTAGAAAACGTCGGAGACGAGACATGATGCATTTCATCCAAGATGATTGTCCCAAAAGCATGACGTATCGCTGGAATATTACGGTAAAGAGTTTGAGTGTTGCCAATAACAATAGGACCAGAAAGATCCATGCTACCGCTTCCAATAATACTTGGCTTAAATCCATATACTTTTTCTACCTCTTTTGCCCACTGATTTCTTAGGGGGACCGTGTGTGTTACCACAAGTGTTTTTTGACCAAGTTTACCAGCAATCGCAAGACCTGTAAAAGTCTTTCCCCAGCTAACCCATGCGTTAATTATAGCATTATCTTCGATTGCATCATAAACTTCCTTTTGACTTTCTCGTAAATCAAACTTAAACTCTGGAAGTTCTACAGGTATGTCTTCACGCTTATCGACTATTTCATAGTCTTCTGGTATCAAATCCGTTCTTCCAACTGGAATACTCACTAGATTTGCTTTTATTCTTGCCATATTCTTTATGACAAGAGGTGGGTCTGTAGGCTTGAAAGAGGGAATAGTATAAGTAAGCTCTTTGTTTAAAACTTCTTTGTACGCTTCCGTTACTTCAAGATATATTCGATTACTTATAACAGCTTTCATTCAGTCACTACTTCTATAATTTTTTCTTTTTCAATTAGTTCAATTATTTTTATTGTAAGTTCTATTTCAGAATGAATGAAAGATTGTCTCATTCGTAAACTTTCTAGTTTTTCTTTATAGAATATGAGTTCAGCACTTTTTTCTCTGCTCTTTTGTAGTTCTAGCAGAGAAATTATGTTATTTTCACTCATAATGCACTTGGTATTATGAACTGTACAAAAAAGTATGCTGCACCAAGTGCGAGCACTACAAGTAACGCTGGAAGAATAAATATCCATGCTGGATTAAAATCCATTTTGTTCCAAAAATCTTCTTCTCTCCACTTTTCAACTTCTTCTTTTGTCGCTTTCTTCATTTATAAGCCTAGTTCGGTCTTTGCAATTATATAATCTTTTACGAACTCACTTCGTACTATGTCTTTAATTTCAAAATCAATGAAATCAAAAGATCCCATATTTCTAAGTATATCCATAAAGCTTTCTAGCCCATTTGATTTAAGATCGGATTGTCGAAAGTCTCCGCAGAATATAACTCTACAGTTTTCCCCAACTCGTGTAATAATTGAGTCTAACTCATGAAAAGTCATATTTTGACACTCATCTATCATAATTATTGTATTTTTTAAAGTTATACCTCTTATAAAAGAAGTAGTCATAAAATGTACTAATCCTTTTGTTTTAAGTATTTCGTAAGCATCTCCTCGCTGAAATAACTCAAGAGCTATTTCTTTGTAGGGTTCTTCGTATACGGATGCTTTCTCTTTTTCACTTCCAGGTAGAAAACCAATATCTCTTGTAGGTACTGCACTTCGTATAATAACAAAGTTATTATAGACACCCTTCACCATATCATCAAATGCAAGATAGCAAGAGATAAATGTTTTACCTGTACCTGCAAGACCATGTAGAATGAGATTTTTATCGCTTTCAAATGCTATGAGTTGATTCTTTGTAAGAGGTTCTATCTCTGCAAGTGAAAGTCCTGATCCAGCCAATGTTTTTGATCTTTTTGACATATATTTATACCTTTCTTCGAGTGTCAGCAAGTTTTTCTTGTGAGTACTCGTAAAGCAACCAAGGTCGATCTCCAAGGTGCAAAATTCCCGCCCACTGCAAGTTTGTTGTCGGTGGGCGAGGTACTTTGAAAGGAAAACTAACTCCTTTCAACCAAAGAACGGAAGCAGTATCTTTCTGCTCCACTCTTTTGATTCTATAATAACGAAGAGAGCACGAACGAGTTTTTTCATAGAGAAAAGGTACTCCTCGTGAGTCTATAAAAGTTTTACTCGTTTGTTTCAGTATTCCTATCAAGCTGCCAAGAGACCCTCGTATCGGCATGAGATTTTTCATAGGAGTTTGCATTCTGCGTATTCCAATTGTATCTCCTGGCATATTTTTATCGTCGATAATTCGTCTATCAATGTAGACAAGACCGTCTTTCTCATACCAGTTACTTGAAGGTAGTATAAATACTGGAAACGTTACTTTTCCAATAGTTTTATGCGTAATCACCATACATCTTTTCGAATTTACCTAAGGAATAGTCGTCATGCACATCAAAATCACACCCAACAGGAGCACCTGAGATAGATATACCTCGATCCAATTGAATAGCGTTTTTAAGAATTTCTGAGTATTCTTCGACCTCATTTTCTGGCACCTCTGCGAGTATTGAGTCATGTACCAAGGCAAAGATACGAGACTTCATACCATATGCTTTGATAGTCCTGTGAGTATCAATCGCTCCTAAAAGATTAATGTCTGAAGCAGCAGACTGAACGAGAAAATTAAGCCCAGACCTAACAGAATGACTACGGATACCAGCATCCTCAGATAGTACGTTTGGTAATCGTCTTTTTCGCCCAAAAAACGAATATACGAAACCATTCTGGACAATGAATTTTTGATTTGTCTCAATCCACTTTTTAAGACGGTGAAAAGAGCCGAAATAATCTTCGATAACTTCTTTAGCTTCTGATACACTAAAATATTTTCCTGAATCTTTTGTTACTTGTTGACTGATCTTTGAAGGACCAGCTCCATACATAATGCCAAATGTAACTGCTTTTGCAGCTTGTCTTTGAGTTCCGTAGAGTTCTGCAACATTTTCTACATCGCAAGGTAATTTAAATACTGTTTTAGCAATACTACTATGAAAGTTTCCACCAGAACGAAAGACTTCCATGAGTGCTTCATCTTCTGCTAGTTTTGCTGCAACATATACCTCTGCGGTAGTTAAGTCCATTGCAACAATCTTGTTACCTTCTTTTGCACGAATACAGCCTTTGACAATTGGATTGTCACGAGGCAGCTGTTGCATATTTAGTTTGCCAGACGAACTAAGGCGTCCACTAGTAGTACCATGTAAATTAAAATTAGTGCGAAGTCGATGGTCTCGATCGAGCTGGGGAATGATTTTATCCAAGTATGTATTTTTGATTTTAGACTTTTGACGTATGTTAAGTATAAACCGTGGAACATCGTGTTGATCTCCGAGTTCTTGGAGCACCTCTGCATCTGTAGAATTAGCTCCTGTGCCTGTCTTTTTCCCTGTAGGTTTAAGACCAATGTAGTCAAACAGCAAACTTCGTAACTGAACTGTGCTATTTGGATTAAATTCT